TTCTGTGTAGTCCTCGCAAATCTGCTTTTTCTCGGTTCCGCGCCCACAGAGAAAGCTTCCGTTCCAATAGGTAGACACGGCGATATCGTAAGTCGGGGTAGGACAATCAAGCGTCCATCGTAGTCCTCGGAAAGAGTCTGGGTGAACCAGCATGTCAGATTCGACAGACCAGCATAGATCCGCATCCAAGGCCACCGCTTGGTCTAGGCAAGCCTGCTGAAGCCTAGCTATTACAATTTGGCTATCCTCTTTGTACTTCAGCGACTCATCGTCAACGTCCAGCTCTAAGGTTATTGCGTTTACCCCTGTGGATTTAATGATCTTTTCGGCTACGCCAGACTTATCAGTTGCAAGTATGTGTGTGTAAGGAACACCAGCCATAGCCCTTTTAACGGACATAATCGACCCATAAAGGGCGTAACTAAACCGCTTGGTTGCCGCTGTTATTACGGCGACGTTCATCCGCCAGCGGATCCGGGGTCTAAGGGGACTTGTCTTGGATTCCCAACTGCACCGGCCGGTGCGCCAGGAGATCCTGCTTGCCCGAATATTCTTCCGTCTTGGGTTGTCGCCCCAGTCACTTCGAATGGTTGAATGATCTGCTCGGCCTCTACAACACCGAGAGACTTCAAGGATTGGGTGTAGAACAAGGACACCTTTTGCTGTATTTCGGGCGGAAGGCTGTAGAATTGGGTCACGAGGTTAGCTGCTTGGGCATTGCTCTGAAGCTGTTGCTCTCCGTAGAACCGGGTTAGAAGTAATTTTATATTTAACTCCATCCCCTTTACGTCATCTGGCCCGATAGAGATAAGGCTCAACGCATCTCCTTCGAGATAGTTGAAAGCCTCTTTTTTATCTAAGTTTTTGAGCAACAGCAGGACAAGGCGATTCATGATTTGCATTAGCGGAGCCAGCATATCTTGGATGTATTGGCTGAACATTTCTTGACCCGAAGCGTCAATCGAGCGGATCCCGGTTGCCAGCTTGGAGCTTGGAAGCCCCGCAAAGTCCTGGTCGCCGGGGTTCACGATCCCTGACTCAAGCTGAACGATTTGCGTAAAGTAATTAAGCATGAAGTTCAGCTGGTCGTTCTTAGTCTCTGGGAGTGCCACATATTCAACGGCATCCTTGGCTGAAAATCCCGGACGAAGCGTGTAGGTTCCGCCATTGTTCAGCACCAGATTCGGATTAGAGGATCCCTCGTAAGTTGCATCTGGCCTCCAGAACGTGATCCTACCGCTTGCGCCTTGGGCAAAGTTCAATCGATTGACTGTCAGATCAATAAAGTCCTGCGAGGACTTAAACTGCTCAACCGCTCCGATCCCATACCACCGGCCGTCGACTGGGTTAACCCGAAGGACGGTAAATGGCCTTTTCCCGTCAGCAGTTACATTGGCTGTGTACTCATAAAATATGGCTTTTTGATTCTTAACATCCAGAAGGAGCATGATTTCTTCGGTAATCCCATCGCCGTCAGCATCGTAGCGAATGTAGCACTCAGCGACCTCAAGGGACGGCTGGGATGAATTATTGACCCCTACCTGACCCTCGCCTCGTTCTGACCTAGACTGCCCTGCCCCTGTTTTAGGGTTTCCGGTTTCGCTTGAAGCCAACCGAATCTGCTCAATCACGCTTCGAATTCTGGCAACCTCTTCATCTGGATCCTCGGATCCGACTCCCTTTTTCCTATAAAGGTCGGCCAGCTCCATTACTGGTGCATCATAAAGATGCGCACAGAAGTCAGCATCATCGACTGAGGCCGCCGTCAGCGGACACAGAAAGTCTTGAAAGTATACTGGTTCAGCCGCAGGCCCGATAAATATGTCGGATTTTCGTGTAACCAACTGCTCCATAAAGATTGGGAATAAAGGTTGCGGGGTTTGCATATCCCTTTGAAGGACCATTTGGCCGTCTTGGGATGGGGCAAACCGGTCGTTTTCTGTGATGAAATCGCCGTCGGCCGCCATAATCGGATTCCCTTGGCCGTCCACCAAGACCCGCAGGAGCTTCTTGAATATCTGATCTTTCTGGGTGTAGGTCGTTTTGACAACGCATTCACCACGGACAAAAGCGATCTGGATGGCCATCTTGAGGGCATCCTTAATCTTTAAGCGGTCAAACTTGAAGCGGGCATACTTTTCAAGTCGGTCAGCCACATTGCGATCCGAGGATCCTTCTGGCAAAACTCCGAACCAAGGGTCTGTCCCAAGGAAATACTTAACGGCTCGGGCAATCATTTGGCGGGCAATCCTGCGGGTTAAGGGAACGATGAGGTTACTATGCTCAAAAATTCCCCCCATCGTGAAAGGACGCCAGCTTACGTTATTTTCGTAGATCCATTCAAATATCTGCCTTCTACCAAGGAAAGTGTCATGAGCCGGAATCCCGCCCGACATATTGTTATGCCAAGCGGCAGATCGGGTGAGGTTGCGACCCATGTCGGCTTCGGTTTCCCGGAGCCTTCTTATGGCATGCTCGACAAGGTTTTTCTCCTGTTCCGCAGTAAGCAGATAGGCTGTTGAAAAGCTATTGGGAGCTGGGGATCCGCCTCCTAGTGCCTCTCCGCCTTCCAGCGGTTTGGCTTGGTCTATGGCCTTTTCAAGGGCGTCCGCGCTCTCCAAAAGCGTATCTATCTGCGTTTCAGCCATATAATTCGATTACTTTGAGGGGTTAGACTGTAAAGCTTTCAGCTCTCTTCTGTGCCGCGCATCCACAACCGCTTTTTTGGCGTCTCGATAGAACCCAGATATCCCCCTTTGAATCACGTCCTTACGATCTTCCGAGATAAAGCCAGATAAGTCTTTTTGAGATAAAGTACCGCCCTCTGAACTATTGCCATACAGATAAGCCCTTATTTTGGGAGCTGCCATCTTCAGCACCATCTCGTACTCGTCATTGGTCAACGCAACCCTCTGGCGTAGATACTTGTCGTCAAAGAACCGATCCGGTCTTGAAAGATCTGGGTTCCACCTCTTGTCTGGGTGTTGTCGGTTGTAGTTGTCTACGAATTTTTCAAAGTCTGTTTTCCCGAATCCTTCCCCAAATCGTCCGGGCAGTAATCGAACGACCGACCTTGCGACTGGGCCAGCACCTTCATACGGAACTGGGTTAGGGACTTTCATGCCTTCGAATGTCCGCCGATCAGGAATTCCCAGCTGATCCCCGAGTCCTGGCAGGATCGCAAATGCAAGAGCGTCGGGGGCTAATGGATCTGGATTATAGACGTCCTTTTCATATTCTGGAATTCCGCCGAATGGTTGCTTGAATAGATTGGGCGACATTATGGCCGACAACTTGTCTCTTAAGACTCGTTGCCAGCCACTCCCCTCCAAATCAAGCAAGCTGACCATATCGCGCCATGCTTTGCCGTAGGTTCTTGTCCCGGGAGCCAAGAAATAATCCTTAAACAGATTTGCGCCAGAAGATCCAGCTCGGCTCGGGTTCCTGACAGCCTCCTTCATCGTTCTGGCGATATTTACGTTTGACGAAATCAATGTTCCTGCGGGTTCGACTCGGCTGTAGTCGAGGATGTATTCGCCAGTAGTAACGCCGAGACTTTTCAGCCAGTCACCGCGTAGAATTAATTTGAATGGAGGGTTTCCGAACCTAGTTACCCTCTGTCCCCCTGGAGCCAAAGGATCTGGCGTTCCGGTAATAAGCACCATCTTCTTATCGTCATCGTCATCACCTTCGGCGGCCCCCGTCAATAGACCAGCCAGTACGGCAGCTCCAATTCCGAAGCTTGTTAGTCTCTCAACGTAGTCATCATACTCAGTGACAGGCAAATACTTAGTTTTCTTGCCATCAACATCTGTCTCTTTGACCCTTCTAGCCCTTGAGATCAGATTAAGTATGGCTGGTGGCGTGTAGGAGTAGCCCTCGCGGTAAATGTTGAATGGGCTTTTAATTAAAACCAAGAACGACTGGATCAGACGAAGAGCTGCCCTAGCTGGCATAAATACTGGATTTCCGTCCATGGCAGTTGCGGCGTTTTCAAGGCTTGCGTAGACATCCGAGAGTCGCCCTACGTTTTCGGCCGCAAAGTCTCCGACAGAACGAACACTTCCTCCCTCAGGCCGTAGCTGGAATGTGAATGTCTCCTTGGTCGCCCGACGAGCTGCGAGCATCCAGCTTGTTGATCCAGCCCCCCTGACCTCTTTTTCTACGAACGAGCTTAGTTCTGCCCCATTAAGCCCGGCCGCTTTGCCCAGCCGGTATGCGTGTGCCCCGACTGTCATGTAAGCCCTAAATGTCTTAGTGAATTCGTCAGCTGCGAGTAGGCCTCGAAGCGGAACGCGAATAGCTTTACCAAGCTTTCCGGGGATCCTTGTGTTTCTTGTTCTTCCATACTTTTGCAGGAACGCGCCAAACCTTGTCTGCGGGTCGTCAATGTCCTCAAGCACTCCAGAAACATTGTAATCGAAGAACCCCGCTTCAGTTGCCCAAGCTAACCTACCCATTGTTGAAGCTTCGAAAAACGCAGGAACAACTGACCTCAAGATGTATCCAATTTCACTCCCCGCTCCTCTAATAGCCTCTGACATTGTTTTGTAGGCCGTGCTTGGTCTAAAGAGCGGGACTTGGCGATCATCAATTCTGTCGATTTCTACCTCTTGATTAATCCCGGCTTGCCCGAGCAGATACGAAGTGATGGCTTGGAATCCACGATGGACAGATGTTGTGATCGGGGAAACCGGCGTGACCGCCATATTTGCAAGCTGAGTTGCGACTCCGCTGAAAATACTTGAGACATACGCCTCGAACAATGTTCCGTCTATGGTCGGCTTCCCTGCCTGCATGGCTTTAGCTAACACCACGATATGCTCTGGCTTCCGCAGATCGAAAAGGTTGCTTCTACCCTTACGTTCGGCCCACTTATATTCGCCAGTTGGGGTAAGCGTAAGTCCGAGCATGTTATAGATCTCTTCCATCGCCTCGTCCTCACCTAATGGCTGATTATCCGGAATGCGTTGGGCCATGATCTGCCTCATCGAGGCGTCCGTTCTTGCGTTTTCTAAGAGTGCTTTACGGAGCTGTTCGCGGGTCATCCCGCTCTGGGCAATCTGGCTAAACCTTCTCTTGGCCTCGGATCGCATGACATCCATTGCGCCCTTAATGTCCACCATCTTGACTTTTGTTTGCTTGGAAACTGAAACTGGGTCATGCCCAATCATGATCAGCTCCACCGCCTCGCGTTCTTTCGGGGAAAGTCTGACCTGATCGAGCATTTGAGTGGCCGGCCGTCCTGTTCTGATTTCCGAAAGCTCGGATTCTTTCATTAACTGCTCGAGATTTGTCCCAAGACCAGCCAGCGTGCGATTCACGTCGGCCAACCTATCCTGCGCCTCTTTGGCCATGACTTGCTCTCGAGTCACGCGATTCTGTAAATCTGAGATTTGCCCTTGCAGAGCTTGGATCTCGGCGTTCCTCTGCTCGAGAACGGCCTTCATTTCTTCTGAGTTGCTTGCCTCTTGCCTAGACTCAAGCAAGCCGTTCCTCTCTTTGATTAAGTCTTCGAGGGTCGCCTGAAGGCTTCGGATATCGTTCCGGTTTTGGGCTTCGGTTGGGTAATACTTTAGGTCGAGAATCCTATTCCGCTCCGGCTGAACCATTACGGCCATGAGGAACTCGGCGTGACGCTGAGCTGGCGTCATTAGTCTGTCATAGCCAATTCGCAGGGCGCGAGCCGTCTCAGATCTGGCTTCGCGATACATGTACGTCATTGCGTATGCCTTGCCTAGATCCTCGGCGTTTCCGCTCGTAATTGCCGTTTGCGCCATCTCTCCGACCATCTTCATGGCCGCTAATGTTGTTTCCGTGTTTAGGGACTGTCCGGAAAGAACGGCCTCTTGGACTCCAAGCCGGCCTTCTGGGGTGGAAAGAATTTGAATAGCGGCGTCTTCAACTGCCGTATCCTGCTTAATTCCAAGCCCACGCTGGAACCGCATAGCGTCCATGGCGTTGATTAGGTCTCTCTGTTGGGAGGTTTGTCCAGGGTTTGCCAAGCTTCTTGCGGGACCTCCATTTTCTCCGTTTTGATAAACTCCACCGAGCGTCTTGGTTCCAGATGGCTGAACTCGCAACTTGCGATACATCGCCATTACTTCTTGGGTATCTTTCCCTAGGTCGCCCAAGAGGTCGGCACGGATAGACATCAACTCTTCTGGGGTAAGTGGCTTTGGCGTAATTACAGGGTTTCCGTTCTCGTCGTAATCAAGCCTTTGGGCGAATAGGTTGCCTTGAACCATCCCTGCCCGAGTTTCTTGCTCTAACCCAAAAGGCTGAGTCGTTGGGTTCACGCTGGTCTCTGTTGGCATCAGCTGGCCTTCTGGTTGATATCCAGACAGCTTGGTTTGGTTGGCGGTAAACTCTAACTGGCGCAACCGCTTCTCGTTATAGGGTTGGCCGGAATCACGCATCGCACGAAGCTCGTTAATTTCAGAAAGGATTTTCTTCGCTCCGCTTGGCTCAATACGCTGGGCATTAAGGGCAAGCTCCATTTGGGGAGCGATAAACTTGGCCGGAGGAGTCTCGATGACAGATGGGCTGGATGCCGTCGGCCGGTTGGGCGATCCAGC